TTGCATTTGCAGTTAGCCGCTGAAAAGTCATTTATCACACCGCAGGGGCTTTCGATGTCACTACGTAAGACGGAAAATTATCTAGGCTTTAAAATCATTGAGAGAAATCATAACAATTACTTGAGATTGACAGAAAAAGGCGCTCAAGCTGTTGAAATAATGAGAGAGATAGTAGAGCATTCTAATCTGTTAGAACGAATCAAAACCCATTGATAAACTGGAGAAATTACTAATGAATAGAATAGAATTTTCAATAAGATGCGAATCTGGCGCAGAATCAAAAGCTATAGTAAGACTTGATGATATTATTGATATTGTTGTCAAAGGCCCCGATTGTACTATTACAACTGATGGGTTTCAGTATTTTACAGACAAAAAAGAATATCAGCGGATACAAAAAGCTTTAGTAGAAACAGGGAATCTCCCAGTATTTTTAATTTGACAGTTACGCTCAATTAGCGTATTGTTTTTGTTGCCATACACACAACACAAAATTAGCAACATTCACTACTTACAAAGGCTTCCATAATTGGAGGCTTTTTTTTTACATGTAAAATAGCACTATCAAAAATATTTGCGGGTAAAATGCGGGTGAGCGATGGCAAGAAGTAGCACTACATTCAATTCAGATACTAGCGTACAAGTGCCGCGTCGTGGGAAAGCTGCACATACTAAGCTACAGGCGGCGTTAGAGCAAGAAGGTCTTACAGAAGAAGACATTTTGCGAATTTATGTTTTGGTAGGGCTGGGAAACGTAATTGAAGACCCGATAGCAGATGAGCGGGGCAATAATAGATTGCCAATCGAATTTCAGAATATTGCAAAGATAGCTGACAAGATAGTGCCGAGCGTAAAACCTTCGGGAGAAAAAGTAACTTTTGACTTTGACGTGAACGCTACACTTCCAGAAAAAGCCGATCAACTTCTGGAAGCCGCAGCAAAAGGGCAAATAAGTCCGGAAACGGCTCAATTAATGATCAACTCTTTGTCAGCAATCATTAAAATTGATGAATACACAGAGCTTAAAGATAAAATTGAAAAGCTTGCTGAAAAAATGGGAGTAGAATAATGGCAGATATACAAATTGTGTCTAGAGCGATGAACTTATTGGGCCGGAAACCGATAACGTCGATTCAAGATGATGACTGGGGGCCGATAATCAATGCGCAAGCTGACTCTGCAAACAAGATTCTACTAGAAAAATTTAAATGGAACTTTTCGCGTAAGTTCACACTACTAGCACAGAAAACTACGAACTCGAATCCGCGGTGGGATTTCGAATATCAGCTACCAAGTGACTTTATAAACAGGGTTGAGCTTCTAACATCATTTGATGATAACGGAACAATAAAAGTTGGACAGCCCATCCCGTACGATGAGTACGAAATCACAGACAATCTCTACACAAACAGAGAGGATGTTGTTCTGTTTTATACAGCTACTAGTGACGAGACAGCAACGCGATCGGCAACATATATTGAGTGCTTAGCATATAAAGTAGCTTCGGAATTGGCGCCTGTGCTTCTAAACAATGCAAGCATGTCTGAATACTACAATGGCAAGTACTTATATTACTTAGATGAAGCTCGAATTGTTGATTTCGGTATAACCGCTCTACAGGATACGTGGTTTATTGAACAGGGGGCTATCTAATGCCAGTTATTCCGCAATCTAGCTTTACTTTGGGTCAAGTCGATGACATTTACTTTACGTCAACAAATCAGCAGCAATATCTCGAAGCTTTAAGTTTATGCGAAAATGGGTATATAACAGGGCAAAGAGTGCCTACAAGGCGAAAAAGCTTTGGATTTATCGATCACGATGGTACTTACCCGACCGGGGTTGATGTTGAGTTTATTAACTTCGAGTTCGAAAGTGCGGAAGGGAACTGGTATCAAGTAGTATTGAAGTGGGAAACGGACAGAACCAGGGTAATACTAGTAAAGTTTGCATTAAATCCCACATCGTTGGTTTATGAGCCTACCGAGTCTGTTTTGATTCCAGAAGCTACAGGCGCAGAGTTTATCGGTGTTCGTCCCAGCGAGATAGATTACACAGCAACCGACAGCTACATTGTATTGGCTAATCAGAATGTTGAACCGCAAAAAATAACGATTGATGAGTCAACACTCACTAACTCATTACTAGAAATCATCGGTTTTAATGTTGTTCCATCACTAGATTTTGGTGACTTTGATTACAGTACATATACATTTGAGCCTAAATGTACAGGGGGTGGTGCTCCAAGTGGCTCACCTCCAGTTTGCCCAATCGGTGATGTTTTTGGTGCAGTTATTGACGTTGTTCGACCTAATTCTGGCGATCCTACTTTTACTAATGACTGGATAGGTGGCTTAATCGTAGGTCAAACAGGTGCAAGCACTCAGCAGCCCATAGGGTTCGGTATAATTACAGGCATTAGCACTGTTAACGCCACCACGCAACAGTTAACAGTAACCGTTCTACAAGCCTTTGGAACAGAAAACTTTAGTAAAGCAGGTCAGTCATGGTCAGTTAGAAAGCCCGCATGGGGAGCTACACAAGGTTATCCAGCGAAAACGACTTTTCACAAGGGTCGCCTTTGGTTCGCTAATATAAAAGCTTATCCCATGTTTATTGCTGGATCTAGAACGAATACGCCAAATGATTTTAATGTTGGCAATGGAGAAGCGCCGGACGCGATAGCATACATCCTTCAAAATTCAGAAGGCGGCGGAATACGAAATATATTCGGAGCGCAAAACTTGCATATATTTACCCCAACTCAGCAGCTTGCGGTAGTTGGAGGAATTGACGTTGGTATAGAGCCAGCAAACTTCTCGCCTAAGCTGATTAGTCAGTACACATCGAGCAGCGTCAAACCAACTGTTTACAGGGATAGAATTTACCTTACAACGGCGGACGGGCGAGCACTGATCGAGATACAAGAAGTAGATCAAGCTGTTGCGGCTGGAATTGTTTCATTTAGTGCTACTCAGCTAATCAAGAACCCTAAAAAAATTGTTGCACATACTATTGTCGATACAGAAGACCAGATTTTGACAATACTAAACAGTGACAACACGATAACCGCGTTTTCAAAAGCAGATATAACAGGAGTTCAAGCTTTTACCCCGATAGAAGTATCACTGTTTCAAGATGAAAAACTAAACAGTTTGGGCGTAATAAATAACATACTTTACTCAATCACCGATCAGCTAAGGCTAAACTACAGTTCAGAAAATAAAAGCATGGATGCATGGAAGAGCACGACCATGACTAGCGGAGTTATTTCACTTGGGTTCTACCCGCAAGCGCAGGTCGGTGATATGCTAGGGGTAACGTATGAAACCGATGTTAACGGTCAGATAAATAACAACTATATTGGCGAATTTGCTGTATTTGATGACATGGGAACTTTGAAAGTTGATGTAGGTCAAGATATCACAGCTAATGCAACTATTGGTCTTAACTACACAACAAGAATTAGAAGTATGCCATTGTTTAGTTCGGCAAGTGGTAGCTTTAAGCTCAGAAAAGTAAGTAACGCATGGTTACAGTTTTCAAAAAGCTTTAACTTTAAGTTTAACAACAGAAGATTAGGCGTAAACTTGCCAGCTACACTATTGCCCTCAGGCGAAAATCCGCAAAGCTTAACGGGTACGTCACAAATCGGTGTAGCACAAGGTTATAAGCAAGATTTCTTTTTAGAAGTAATACAAGACACCCCATACGATATAACAGTGCAATCTTTTGCATGGTCAATCACAGAGGCATTAATTGAATGAGTACAGATACAGATAACCAAGAACGTCTATACGTTGATCGCTTTAAATCGGTAGAATCTCTAGAAGAGGGCTACAAAGAGCTTGAAAAAGCATTCAGTTCTAAGTCCCAGTACGAAACCAAATACAATGAAGTCAAAGACTATAAAGAGAAATACGAAGAGCTATCAAAAAAGGCGCATGTTCCAGATGAATACACCGCCAAAGGCGTTTTACTCGAAGTTGGTGAATCAGAACTCAGAGAGCTAGCAGAAGAGGCAAAAGGCTACGGCATGACTCAAGACCAGTTTGATAATTGGTCAGAGAAGCGTGTAGAAGCCAGCAAGAAAAGCAAAAAAGAACGGGTAGAGGTCAGCGACGAACTGAAAAAGTACCTTTCAGATAGTGTCGGCATGTCAGACAACTTAATTAACTCTTTCGACTCAAAGGACGCGGAGAGATATGAATCCATGCGACAAGAGTCACTAAACAGCGATACTAATGTCACTGGAAGTGGTGTCGGTGGTGGCGTTACAGCAGAGAAAAAGCGAGAGCTATACTTAGAATTTAAAGATGTAGAGAAAATTGGCGGTAAGGTTGCTGAGAATGCTTGGAATAAATATCAAGATGCTATTCGAGCTCTAAGGGGTTAATCAAATGGCAAATGCCTACAAGAAACAGAAGCTAAATAAGAAAGAGCTAGAAGGGCTAAAGCTTAAGTATGACGTTGCTTACAGTATGAATCAAAGGTATATCGACAGACTGATTGAGGTCACAGAGCTTACAGCGCCACTGTCTGAAGGACTTAACGTGCTTTATGGCTTCAACAATACGGGGGCGAGAGTTGACCGTAATGTCTATGACTCTACAGCGCAATACGCATCATCGGTACGAGCTAATAACCTTCATTCGCTTATCTGGCCGGTGGGAAAGCATTGGGGTTCGGTTCATACGATGAATACTGCATCGGGTGAGACTCAATACAAAGAACTAGAAACCAATGTTGCATTTGATTACATTGAATCTAGCAACTTGCATGATGTCGCCAAGGCTTACTTCCAAGACATAAACATTGGATGTTCTGCATTGTGGGTCGATTCTCCAAGCAAAGAAAAACCATTGCTATTTAAAAATATCGTTGGAATCACGATCATGCCTGAATTTTCCGACGACCCGGAAAGTTTAGATTGTTGGTGGCATAAGAAAATATCAGCAGATGAGCTAAAAATGATTAGCCCTAGGCATTACAACAGCTACGGCCAAGGCGAACAAGACGAGTTTGACATAATTTGCGGGTATCAAGACTGCAAAGCTAGTCACGATGGTTATGTTTTGGTGCAGTTCTTAAAGGGAATATGGGACGATCCATTATCTGAGACTTGGAAGCCCTACCCGCAACTTGTGCTAACCAATGACAATAAGAAAGCTGGCGAGGCTCGCGGACAAGGTGTGTCTATGGTTAACCTTGAAAAAATTAAATGGATTAACGATACGGCAAGAAACATCAAACAAACAATTGGTTACTTCTCTAACCCTGCATTGGCAATGGATGACAGACTGCCAAACCGTTTAAACCAGTTACGCGGTGCTCGTATCCCTTCGGCTTTAGTCCGAGATGGACGTATGCCCGTTCTGCCAGTTACATGGGACTATCCACTGAATGAGATTGCAGCAGTTCTTCAGCAAGAGAAACAAGAACTACAGCAGATATACAATATCAATCCACTAGGCATGCCGAACGAAGGACAGCCAGCAACAGCCGCAGAGATTGGAGTTCGCAACGCAGAGGCAGAAAGGCAGAGTACCGCAGATATTAGCCGGATATCTCGATCAAGTGGTCGTGTGCTTAAAATTGCAGTTGAGATTCTTAGCTATCGCGGGATTTTAGATATTCCAAAAGAGCAAAAGGTAAACTTTAAGTTTGATTCTCCCAATGTTGATATGCAAAGCGCGGAGGAAGTAAATACAGCATTGCAATATGGCTCAATACTTCAAAATATTACGCAGTCGCCTTCTTTCATGCTCTACAACAATCAATCAGAATTTGATTCATGGCTGAGAGATAAGCTAAAGATTTCAAGCTCATTCAAGGCTACTCCACAGCAGACTAAACAGACTAGCGATGCTTTTGCTAAGGCTGCACAAGGCGCACAAGGTGGGCAACCACAGCCACAACCTAGCGGTGAAGGTGGGTTTGATGATTCGGGAGCAGTATCACCAACCGGACTTGGTGCGGGACAACAGGCGATAACAGGGTTCGGTTTATAATGTCAGTCCGTAACCTTTGGAAGAAGATTGAAGCTCAGGCAAGTAAAAAAGATCCCGAATTAAGCTTTGATGGGGATGGAATGGCATTACTTGATGGGGAGCCAGTATTCCCCTTTAAGCTAAGGCCTTACCAGAAGCGGGACTTTAAAAAGTTTGGGTCTATGGAGCACCCTAAATTCTTTCTTCACTATCCCCGAAGGGCTGGTAAAGACTCTTTTTGTTGGATGCTTTGCGTTACTCAAGCGCTAAAAGTGGCAGGAAATTACGCCTACATACTTCCAGACAGAGAGCAAGCGGGCCGTGTTATATGGCGCGGTGCAATGATTGATAAGTTTACAAAGAAAGCTAATAAATTTATCGACATGATACCAAGTAACATGATAGCAAAGAAAAACGACCAACTAAAAACGGTAGAACTAACGAATGGGTCGGTGATTTATTTGGTAGGTGCCAATCGTCCTAATTCGTTACGTGGTATCAATCTATCGGGCGTAATACTTTCAGAGTTTGCCTTTTTCCCGACTGACGAAGCATATTTGATAATCTTGCCAGTTATCGCTGAGTCAAAAGGGTGGATACTTATAAACACAACACCAAACGGGTTCAACTTCTCATGGTCTTTGTTTCAGCGTCTCAAACATGATGACGAATGGCATGCAGTCCTTGAAACGGTTGATACACTCGTTGATGATGACGGGGAAAGATACGTTAGTGACGATGACGTTCAAGGAGCGGTCAGAGATGGAAACATGCCACAAGGATTGGTTAGGCAAGAGTTCTATTGTGAGCCAATACTAAACGAAGATGAACTTTATTTCGCTTCAGAAATGACACAAATGCGAGAAGATGATCGAATCAAAGACGCCAAGCCCGATCATAAGTTGCCTATTCACTTTGCAATGGATTTAGGCGCGGATGGTACGCCAATTATAGGATTTCAGGTTCATTGGTCGGGTGATATTTCTATTGTCTGGTATCAAAAGCCATTTAAGAAGGTTAGGACGTGGGGTGAATACTGGCAAGACATTAGAGAGTACACTATCAAGAATCGTTTGGTTATGGGTAAGCTTGTATTACCGCACGACTCAGCAAAGCGAGCTATAGGAGAAAGCACAATAACCAGTGCTGAAACTGACTTTCTAAACATGGGAGCCGATGTGGTCAAACTTCGTAGAGTTGGCAACAAAGATTCATTAATTAACCTGGCTAAAGTTTACTTACCAAAAGTTGTCATTGATGAGTCATGCGAGCACTTGATTGATGCGTTATCAAGCTATAACCGCGATTTCGACAAGAAGCTACAAGTGTTCAAAGACAAACCAAGGCATGATGAATGGTCACACCCTTCCGATGCATTTCAATACATGTGTCAGGCCATAGAAGACGGTGATCTGGTGATGTCGAGCAAGCAAAACGGGGTTTACTATAATGATTAAGACGTATTCGGTTGTTCATTACGAAGATGTAAGGTTTTCGCACTTCTACAAATACAACCGTGACAAAAAAGAATTTAAAACGGCTGACTTCCCAAGTGATTTGCCAGATGATGGCTTTATTATGCTCGACTGTATGGGCCGTGTTGTTGGTATGTCTGTATCAGTTATGTGTAAGAAGTGCGGAGAGTCAGAAATTCATGAAGCTTTTTGGGCTTATAAAAAAAACTATGCAAAATATGGTGTTAAACTAACTGACGAAATGATATGCAAAAAAAATAATGCATGTTATTTAGGTAGAATATTCAAAGACGGACTAAAAGAACACAGAGCGGCTTTTATTGCTTCAATGCGTATTGGGTTTAACGTAGTTGCGGAAAATGATGACTGCTACATAGTTAAAAGAGAGGTTTAGCTTATGGGTGGTAATGTTGGTGGTGGCTCTAGCGCAGCAGCAGACCAGAGCAACAAGCTATTGCAAAAGCAAATTGATATACAGCAAAGTCAATATAAACAACAATTGCAATCATTGAGTGAAGAGCAATTTAAAATCATAAAGTCACAGGGCGGCATGAACTGGAATGCAGGTGAGCCCGTTGGCATTTCTGGCACTACGTCGGAAGAATGGAAATCATCACAGGATTAAGGGGGTGACTTATGTCGAATTTTTTTGAAGAAGCACTGCCCGTCATCGCGGCAACCGCAGCGGCAGCGGTTGGTGTCGCGACTGGTGGCACGTCAACGGCTATCACTTATGCCGCCCTCGCTTACTCGGCTGGCTCAGAAGTTAGTAGTGGGATGGCAGCCAGTGACGCAGCAAAGGCTGCAGCTGAAGCACAAGAGCAGTCAACTAAAACTCAGGATTTACAGCAGCAGTACAAAATAGCCAAAGAGCAAAACCAAGAGGCTCAAATTGTGCACGAGCAATTAGCTCAGAATGAAATGATGGCAGCAAATCGCGGTGTATCGGCTCAATCTCCTTCATTCAACGCCATACAGGTAGATACGTTGAGAAATGCGCAGGTAGCAATGACGCAAGGAACAACGGCTAGTCAGATTTCAAAACTTAGCGCTTCGGCAAACTTGGATTCAATCAACAGAGAAGAAAGCGCTAAACAGTCTCAAATATTCTTTGGGACCATGGCAAGCTTAGCAAGAACTGTATCAACTGGTGCAGCTTATCATATGGGGAAACCATCTAAATCCCTACTGGCTGGAAAGATGGATGGTGAACAATCATTTAATAAGGCTTACGGGTAAAAATATGATTTACGCAAAGAAAACTGAATTGCCTAGCGAGTTAAAAGCCACGCCGACATATCTAGCAGGTCAAACACTCGGTTATTCTATGATTGCTCAGCAGCAAATGCAGCAGCAATTGACAATGAATGTTGATGTATCAAAAGCTAACGGGGTTATGAATAAAAACTATGGCGATCTTCAGTAATTTTCAGAAAGTCCAAAAGACTTTAAATCCACCTCGAAAAATCCCATTGGCTAAGCCAATTAACACGGGAGATATCGAGGAAGCAGCGGCGAAAAGCGCTCAAGCGAGCGCTAACGAGGCTCAATCTTTTTCAGAGGAAGCACAGGCAGACATAGCCAAGTCGCGTGATATTAGTTCGGTTGCAAATATTGTTGCCAAGGCTGGCGAACAGTATCAAAATAACATGTTTTACAATGCAATGGGCCAAGTTCAAGGTATTGCTAAAAACGCGCAATCAATAATTACCCACTCGAATGATGCTGACCACATATCAAATGCTCAGGTAGCCGCAGCAACAGCAATGAAAGGCTTGCATGATGCTATCTCGCCAACGATGAACGATAACGAACGAAAAGAAGTTCAGGCGGCGATTACTAACTACAGTGGTATGCTTCACCAACAGGCCACCGAAAAGAAAAACAAGATATCTTTTGATAACTCGTATTATTCGACGGTAAACGGCATCGATCCATACCTGAAAAATGTTTCGGTTAACTGGACTCAAGCAGAAACACCACAGCAACGCCAAGAGATACTAAACTCACTTGGCGGAAAGATTAAACAGCTTGAAGTTCTGCAAGCTTCAGCACCAACGCCTGAGCGATCGATAAAAATCTCAAACTTAGCTCGTAAGGTTCACAGTTTAGGTGCTGTACTCACTCAAACCGAAGAGCAGCCAACGGGACCAATTACTACCGATATAAGTACGGAGGTGAGCAATCAAATATTATCAGGCTCTAAAAGCTCTGATAACTACTACAGAGAAATAATGCAAGGCGGAAGCCCTCGAAACTCTTTGGATATCAGCAAAGAAAGTCCAGACAACATAATTAACGATTTTGAAGTTGGTAAAACTATTCAGAGAATGCGGAACGGGCTAGCTATGTCGTCTCACGTCGTAGATGATGTTAGCCATTGGGCCAACTCTGACAACCCGATTCAAAAAATGGTTGGATCGTACTATCAAAAGCTAATCAATCAAGGTCGCGCCCAAGACGCATTAATTGCAATCAACCCAAACGGTGTTTTAGCCAGAGCTAGAAAGCAATGGCGCGATAATATGACGCCGGACAACTATGCAGCATATAAAAACACATTGGAAAGTGAGGCGGCACATAGAGGGGTGCCAGTAAATAAAATAGACCTTATGCCAGATGAGCAAAAGGAAGCGATTAGCCAAACGCTACAATCAGGTCTTATATACGACAAAAACGATAAGGTTGTAGGTGTTAAGCCATCATTTAATGAAAGTCAGTTTAAATATATTTTTAAAGAGGCTAGTGCTCTTGAAGGCAAACATACAATCATGGGTAACTCTCCAGAAGTTCAAGGATTTAACTATGCTCGCTTTATGCCTTTAACTGATTCTGGACCACAAAATGAGCAAGCAGCATTTCGGGGAATGGTAAGTTTTCAGCCAGCAGTTCAACAAAGCCTAGCAACTGACCCCGACCTGTACGGAAAAGACAGCGAAAAAATGAAAGGGTTAGGGGTAAAAAGCCACAGTGAGCTTTTGAGTGATGTACTTAGTTCGCCGTCAGTTTATAATCTTGATGAGCTATCACAGATTACTGGGATGGATCGCGTAACTCTTGGTAAGTCTATTACTGCTCAGATTGAATTAGGTGTTAAGAGTGGGCTTAAAGATACAGAGGCAAACGCAGAAGTAAGAACAAGCCTTAATGACATGATGAAAACCCATCAAACCATAAACGGAAATTCCGGATTTCTAGGATATTTCGGGGTTCAATACTCTCTAAACTCTGACACTCTCAATAAGAACGCGGGTAGTAAGGTTACACCTGAAGAGATAGACAAGGCCGCGCCTATCATTATGCAAAACAGGCTAGACTTGTACAGGCATAACGAAGGGCTAAAATTCCAAGAGCAATCTATCAACACCAAAGACCCGAATATCAAAAAAAAGGTTACAGAGAATGATAAAGAAAAGTTTCTTAGCCAAACGGTAGGAGATGAGTCGGATTGGTCTTTAGTTACCTCAAACGGCGGTGTTTACATGAAAAACGGTCAAAACAAAATGATTCAAATTGACCCCATGATGATCCAAAACGCTATCAACAAAGTGAGAACGGAATCAGCGCAAGAAGAGGTAAGGAAAAAAACACCGATGACACCACTACAATACTTAAGATCTATAGGCTAATTATGAAAAATCAAGCAAAGGGTGGGTCAATATCCACCTTGTTATTATCAGTTATTGACGTTGGTGACACACAACCTCCATTAGCTTTTAATCCTACAATCTTGTTAACATCTCAAAGCCCACTTGGCAGTACACAAACTACAGGGTTATTGCTTTGTGACAGTGATGTGCTTTTTAGGCGAATAAAACTTCCGAATCAACCTACAATTGACGTTTTTAAGGCGGGCCCTTTAATTGTTGTATTAGAGGCTACGAAGCTATACATATCTACTTCATACAGTAATATTTTTAATCAGATAAATATTACACTTACAAGTGCGTCATCACTAACAGTAAACGGCGAACAAATTATTGTTAGTGATTCTGGCAATCTGATTGCAATTGATATAAATACGTTATCTGTTGAACAAACAATTTTTGCAGGTAATGATTTTAATTTTATGACACATGTTAACGGCCGCTTGTTTTTGGCGGCAAAAGATTCAAATGTTATTGCTTATAGTGACGACTGGGGATCAAACTTGAGCTTATCATCTTTAAGCGGCAGCGTAACTGGAGCGATAAAAAACGTTAAACCTTCAAAATACAATTTCACCCGCTCGTACGCATGGAATGGATCAGCGCATTTTAGCGTAAATTCTAACCAAGCTAATGTTACCTATACTCAATATACCAACTTTCCTCCAACCTCAACGGATTTCGTCGATTTTTTAGAGCTATCAAATGGAGACTTGATCGCAGTAGTGGGCAACAAAGGAATATATAAGAACACAAACCCGACAAGCGCATCATCTACTTGGACATTGGTACAGCCAACAACTGGGCAAATGGTTCAGATTTGCGAGCTTAGCGATAGGCTTGTCGTGAATGGCGATGATGGTATTTATACAAACTTAGACAAAACAGCTATTAATTGGACATTTACTCCAATTTCTGAAATAAGCGCTACATATGGTAGTTTAACGTGTGATGATGCAACTTATCTAACAGATGAAAACACAGGCGATCTACTATATGACGAAAAAACGCTTGAATTTATAACTGCATAAAGGTGATTCAATGACCACAAAAGATATGAAAACATACATTAGCGGAAGACCCCAATCTAATTTAGCTAGCAGCTCTGAGATTTTGAATTTAACATCAAGTCAAGTAGTCAAAAGCGAATTGCCGACTAATATCACAGGCGGGTGGGCAAATTACATCAATGGAGACTTAACACCAATTACAGTACCTGCAAATGTAGAAACAAAATTAACCTTAGACACTACAAATGGAGAAGTAATCAATCAATTTTTGCCATTTGGGGTGACCTCTGTTTGGAACTCTCAGACCAGCCAATTCGATTTTAGCGAGTTAAAAGTTGGCGACATGGTGGATATCCGCGTGGATGGGTCCTTAACCAATTCGGGGATAAATGAAACCTTTGGATTGAATTTGGTATCTGGAATTGGAACAGCTAAAGAGTTTAGTTTACCTATGTCTTCCGGAGTAAGATTTTTCTCGGGTACGTCTTTAATTTCAAGATATAATGGCATATTTATAGGAAGCACTGAAGTTAGGGATAATCCAGCAGAACTGCGTATTATAAGTTCATCCACTGCAAGCGGATATCTTATAGATATATACGTTAAAGTTTTGAGTGTTTTGGTGTAGAAAATTATTAATTTCACTAAATCATAGAATCATAACCCTCATCCAGCCCCGTTGATGAGTAGAGGGTTGGCCCTTTCGGGGCCATTTCTTGATCGCTTCAATGTTCATGGTTAAAATTAATAAAACGGGAAAAATTTATGATTCATATACTTAAAGCATTTTTGCTTGTTAGCTGCATATTTGTAGGATTTAATATCTACGCCTCTAAATCACCTTACGAGTGCGCCCATTGGGTAAAAGCTCACGGCAACTCAAAGGCGCATTGGTCTGGAAATCCTAACTCTAATGTACATTGCGAAAATAATGTATGCCAACATGAGTACCGTATAACATGGGGTTATTAATAGAAAAACTCTTTAGCATATGGGCCGACAAGGTCAAGCCCTCATTTTTAATTCTTACTCTTGTTTTTTTGCTAGGTTACAGCCAATTATCGGGTGAGGTAAAGGAAGCTAAAATAGGTTACGCCTACGCTATTCTTATGGATGGATTTGGAGTGCGCGAGTTCAATTCGACACCAAGGAAAGTGGCTTACAAATGGTATAGAAATGGGGATTATCGATACATTGCCCTTCGTTATATCTGCAACGTTGACCAAGACGCGCTTAAAAAAAGGTTTAGTGATCAAACCGTACATGAATTATGTGGTATACGCTAGAAGAAAGGCCCAAACGGGCCTTCTTTATTTCTTAGCTTTGCTGCCTGTTTCTTTTTCCGGCTATGCTTTTTATACATAGATTTAGGCATATATTTGCCTCATTTGGTGATGTAATAACTATCCCATTCTCCGCATAGCATCATACCAGCTAATCGGTTGGCTCGGTTTGGAACTTGCTTTGCCCAAAGACTATCAAGCATTTCATCATGCGCTTCCCGCCAATTGTTATCAATAACAGCACCAAGAAATTTTTTGAAACCATTCAATCCAGATGCGCCCAATTGATAAGCCATGCAAAGGATAACAGAATGGCGAACCTCGCTATCACGGCAAGCGCTCAAGGCTAATTTGATACGTGTAAAAGATTTGCATTGCTCAATTTTCTTGTTTAGTGCATATTTTAACCACGCTTCCGCAACTTCCTCATTGATTTCAAATTGATACATATCAAGGCTGGCTTTTTTCGGGCCTATACGTATTCCATTGCCTACAGTAGGATATTCTTCAGAATCAATATATGGCACTAAACTTAATCCTTCATCAATTTTTAAAGCACTAACAACATTCATTATTTATTTCCTTTTTTCGCACTACGTGGATCTCCACCAAAATAACCGTGTATTGTGATACCGCACCAAGTGATAACACTACCAAAAATCATTTCTGTCGCTTGTTTATTGCTTGGCGGAATTGGAACTACAAACATTGCATAGGTCATTGCAGCGAATAGTAAAAACAGAATAACCGTTATAATTGGCGGCATCATGCTGGACTTATAAACCTCTCTAGCGTTCTGCCTGTCTTTGCTAGCTATATTTGCAAGCTGCACCTGTGCATTGATTAATGCTTTTTGCAACTCTGGCTCGTGAGCATTTTGTAAGCTTACTATTTTCTGTATTGAATCAGGGTTTGATAAGGCTTTTTTTACTGATTCGGGATTATCATCACAACCCAATGCGCTAGATATTAACGTACCAATACCCGCACCAGCAGGTCCACCAAGTACGCCACCGACTAAAGGAGCGTATTTTGATATTTGTTCACTAATATCATTCCAATTCATAAAAGCACCACTTGAGTAACTTGGTCATTCGTTGTCGCTTCGCTAATCTTATCCTGTGCCTTTGCGTATCGCTCATTGAAACCATTAATATGTGTACTCATGTCTGAGAATACTTGTTCGGCTTGTGTGGCTGTCAAGTTAACCATAGTGTTGTTTGAAAGTACCATTCCTCCTAATGAAATTTTAGCCATCATTATTCGGTTTTGGTTTTCTGGCGTGCTGTCATAGCTTACGCCATCGGATACAAATCCAGCGTAAATCTTTTGATTATATTGCTTTGTGATATCCGCTAGCTTTTTTTGCTTGCATTCTTCAAGTGTAACTGTTGGAGGACAAAAACCGCCGTCAGGCAAGCAGATATAGCCAGCAAAAACATCATCAGGAATTTCGACAAACCCACTTTGAGGGGCAAAGCTGATGATAGTTACAATATCGTTTTCGATTTTTCCGTATCTCATTATTTTACCTTCCAAAAAGTTAGTTGCGCATATACAGAGGAACGATTATCCAATGTTGCTATTCCTAGCCCATTGTTGGAAATTCCAGCAAATATATAGTGACTAATTTTAAAAGTATCTTGCTGGGTTATGGTAAAAACTTTGAAACCAACAACTGACGACGTTTGTGCAGAATTGGTAACAGAGTTGTATTCTGATGTTCCTAGCAATCTAATGCTTCCATCGCCATTTTCTACGCTAATCCTATGACTGTCTCCCTGAAGACAAGGCGCTGAAGCATAAACGACATAAGTTCCTGCGTCTAAAGTCACTTCATTGTTGCTTAAAGTTGCGTTTAAAGTGTTGGTTAATATCGTATTTAAAGTTCTCGTTTGAAACCCTGCCACTGAAGAACCACCGCCGGTGCCGCTAGACTTATAGTCCGCAACCGATATACATTTATCAAACCCCAACCCGGACGTATTCACTGGAAGGTTTCCGCTTTCACCTGCTAAAATACTCCCAAAAATCCTACAAGTGGCCTCCCCTTGTGTGTCCGAAGTCTGAGAGACTTGAAGCATATCGAAAACAGTATTTGAGCCGAAAACCTTTTTACCAGCGCTAAATATCACGGTCTGGTTAACACCTTGACCTTGCACCCACGTACTCACAGCATTGTTTCCGCTAGCATTGTAAGATTGCGTAGTTGACTGCGTGACTGTTTGGTCTAGTAAATCCGTGTGATCGTAGCTAATTTGCCTAACTAACTGTTTAACTCTAAGATTGGAATCAATTGTCACGCCCGTATACCAATTACCCCAGTTAGCCGGATTTATTGGAAACCCTGAGGAAAGGTTAGCTCTATACGCAACATTAGGCGTTCCGTCCGACTCAATGCCTATTGAATGCTGAATGCCTGAGGAATCTACACCGTTATTTCCGTCAACTGTCACACCACCATACCAACTGCCTGACATGGGCTGAGCGTCGGAAATTTCAAAGCCGTGAAATATCCCAGCATTTGACAATGGCGTGTTTAAATCCGTTTCCGGTGATGGACTAGCATTGCCATAGTTCCTAAACATCGTTGAACCATCGCCCTGAGCTTCGCCGCGAGTCACATATATTTCAGTGCCTACAGGGACGGGACTATCAAAGGTGATAAAACTCGGATCGCCTAAAGTCGGTGAAGTTTTAATTGTTACCGTGTACGTAATCTCGCTCGTTGCAGGTGTCCCGGGTGGACTATAGGCGGTAGGCTCTTGAAGCCTTTCACCATTAACATAAACTGACAATGTATTTTCAAGTACATCAATCCAAGGCTCATTGGTTTCATAGTTAATAAGGTCAATCTCAGTTGTTGTGCTAACGGTATTAAAGATACGTAACTGGTCTATTGCTCCAGTAGCCGAACCTGCCACAATTGCCGATAGGTCAGAGTAAAATTTTGCAGAACGCCCAGAGTTGCCATAATCGTCATTAATCTGGTTTGGAGACTCTGCCCACTCTTGCGCCCACTGTGCGCCAGCTTTAGCCGAGAAACCTTGAATTAATGGGTCGATAATAATATTTCCTGACGGGTCAACACGTTTTGGATTGCCAGAATACTGAACGCCTTGATCGTTGCTTGCTATAGCATTGGATAGGTTCGTGTTGTCGGCTCCTGCGTTAGTTTGCGCCTCATTTTGCTGTAATACGTCGGATGATACTTCACTTACGAACTCATCAAAGTCCTGCGAAACAATTCCAGCCCCAATGCGTCGCCAGAAACCATTGTCAGCAAGTGGAGAAACTTTGTTGTCGTAGTTAAGGTG